TCACTTCTTTTTGCGTGCAAACAACGTGATAATTGCCGCGATCTCTTCTTCACGCGCAGCCAGGTGGCGGCGGTGATGCACCATGATTTCTTCAGCTTCATATCTTTCGATTACCCCATCCTCAAGTGCCTGTTCGATAATCTGATCAACCTGTCCCCTGGCGGCAGAAGTACGCATTGCCCGGCTAAACAGGTCCACGCGGTCCAGTTCTTCCAGGTGCGGAACATCCACCAGCAGGGCGCCACGACGGCGGGCGAAGTAGTCTGCCAGTAGCGACGTGTTGGAAACGTCTTCCATCGCTTCCAGCTCGCTGACTTCGAAGAAACGACAGCCGTTCTTCTCGTAGAGGTTGTTATTGAATTGGGTGACAGACATCCCCAGCGCGCCAGCCATTGCTTCGCGGCCGCCTTGGTAGGCTTTGCACATCGCCTTTACGACTTCTTTGAGGTTTGGCTCTACCATATTGATTTTCCTTTTGTAGTTATCGAATAACCGCTTAAGCAGTACGATTATTTGCACTTGGTACGTCATCTGTTTGATAGCGACTTGGGTACAAAATGTGTAATTCGCTTATTTCTCCTCTAAAGAACTTGGCTAATCTCTCGGCCAGTTCGACAGATGGGACTTGCTCGCATCTTTCAATGCGGCTCAACGTTGCAGGATCTACCTGTACCCCGGTTGCAACGTGCAATAAGGTCATGCCATGCGATTTTCGCAATTTTCTTAATGGTGATTGCATAATGCCTCCTATTTTGCGTATTACGCATGTTATTCCGCACTAGCGAATTGCGCAAGTTGCTTTGCACAAAACGCAAAAAAAACATGTAATGAGTGAATGAAAATAGGATCTCGCATACGACAACTTCGCTTAGCGAAGAACATTAAAATCGCAGAGCTTGCAGAAGCTGTGGGCGTTGATGCTGCCAATATTTCCAGGCTTGAAACTGGTAAACAAAAGCAGTTTTCAGAACAGACACTTAACCGACTTGCTCAAGCTTTAAGCGTAAGTGTACCTGACCTATTTACCTCTGACGAAAATGATACTACTGTACATATAAACAGTGAAAAATATGCATCTCCCGTAAAGAAAGTGGATGTATACAGAGTCGAGGTACTTGATGTGAGCGCAAGCGCCGGGGCAGGACATATACACGGTAGCGACATCATAGATGTCATTCATGCTATCGAGTTCAGCAATGATCAGGCATTGGCAATGTTTGGTGGCAGGACTCCATCTGGAGTAAAGGTCATCAACGTTCGCGGTGATAGCATGGCCTCAACGATTGAGCCTGGCGACCTAATCTTTGTGGACGTAACTATCAATGAGTTCGATGGGGATGGGATTTACGTCTTTGGTTTTGATGGAAAAGTTTATGTTAAACGCTTGCAGATGATACCAGACCAACTGCTAGTCATCTCTGATAACCCTCGTTATAGAGAATGGAATATTACTAAAGAGAATGAGCACAGATTCTATATCTATGGAAAGGTTTTAATAAGCCAGTCTCAGTCCTTTAAACGGCATGGATAGCATTCATCATCATAAACTAGGCCTCATTCGAGGCCTTTTTTTCGCCTTAAATTTGCGCTTTACGCACATAACCATTGCGTTACTCGCAATTTATGATTATCTTCTACTCGTCGGCACATGACGCAACTTACGGACAAGGATGACAGAACACAACATGGAAGCGCATTCCCCTTCTTCCGGTGGGGATCGGTTTGTAACTGAAGGAGTGCGCTTCCAGTTGTGTGGAGAACTAACGTGCCGCCATTGCAGTGGCGGCTACCCCATCAGCAAGAAATTTTAACCGGCTATTCACCCACTTTCATGGGTTGGGTTGCTGCACCCTAAATTTACGCGTTGCAGCGCGTCAGATGGAGAACAAAAGATGGCTAAGACAGCAAAACAACTGATTAAACAGGCGTACGAAATAGCCAAAACTATGCCACCAGAACAGGCAGCAATCATCAAGGAACTGGCTACCGTCCTCGATGTTTCGAATGTAGCTCTGCGCCAGACGCGCACCGAACGTGACGCCCTTCTCGCAGAGGTCAAATCCTGGGCGAAGGAGTGTGATCGTATTACTGAGCGATATACCAAGAAGCGCATAAATCTGCATGTCCTCGAAGCAATGCGCGATTTGAAAGCAATTTCCCCCACCAGCTTCCGTAACGTGGAGGCTCTCTGATGGCTAAAGACTCAAAGCTGGTATATGGCGCGAGTGGCAAAACGAACGTTTTGACGTTCGAACCTGAAAACCTGCACTTGGTTACCGACAAAACGCACCCGCTTTACGATGAGCGTATCCACCTGCCTATCAGCGAGGCAATGGTGCTGAACATCATGGACCAGGGCGTTCTTGAGCCGATTATCGTCTGGAAAGACCCGGAAACAGGGCTGTCTTGTGTAGTTGATGGCCGCCAGCGTGTGCGCCATACACTGGAAGCCAACAAGCGACTGTTGAAAGAGGGTAAAGAACCGTTACTGGTTCCGGCAGTCGCTAAACGTGGCTCTGCCGTTCGCATGGCGCAGGCGATGGTAAGTGCTAACGAAATCCGCCAGGCAGATACACCACTGGGCCGAGCAAAGAAAATGGCTGATGCGCTGGAGCGCGGGCACGACGAGGACGATTTAGCGCTGATGTTTGGCGTGAGTGTCCAGACCGTACGCGCAACTCTGTCACTGCTGGATGCCACCCAGGCTGTTCGCGATGCAGTGGAGTCCGGAACGGTCACCGTTACCCTGGCGCGTCAGCTGGCATCGCTTAAACCTGAAGAGCAGCGGGAGAAGGTATCTGAAATCGAAGCGGCAACTGCTGGCACAACCGGCCATGAAAAAGCCCGGCGACAGCGCCAGGTTCTTGGTGGAGCAAAGCCGCGTCTGAAAACCCGTAAAGAAATCACAAAGGCCCTTGAAGGTGCCAGCGGTGAATATGCCGAGGCTTTGCGCTGGGTGCTTGGGGAGGCGCAATGAGCTTTCAACCTACTAGTTACAGTCAGCGCGCCCTGCTCGGGTTCGCAGCTGTGATCGACATTGCCGGTTGGGTCACTGTTATCGTCGCAACCTGGGGGATCTGCATGGTCATTGAATGGGTGGCAGTATGATTCACTATCACGGAGGCCCAATCACTCCCGACACCTGCGCGCTGAAGGCATGGAAAGGTCGGCACGCCTTTATCTCTTTTGCGAACTCTGGTCAGTTACCGCTGGCCAGCGAGGTTACTCAGTCATTTGCCCTTGATAATGGCGCATTCAGTTTCTGGACGCAAAAACGCGTTGTGGACTGGAAGGAGTATTACCGGTTCGTCGAGCGTTGGGCTAATCACCCGCGGTTTTCATTCGCCATTATCCCGGACGTTATCGGCGGCAGTAGCGAGGAAAACGATGAGCTGATAGCAGAGTGGCCGCACGGAAAGTTTATTGGGGCGCCAGTATGGCACATGAACGAACCAGACGAGCGGTTTATTCAGCTCTGCAATGAGTTCCCCCGCGTGGCAATCGGCAGCATGGGCGAATACGACGCAAAGCGGCCGCGCCGCTGTGTGGCTCGCCTGCGTGACTTAATCCAGCATGTTGTGGATGAGAACGGTTATCCTATTTGCAAACTACACGGCCTGCGGATGCTCAATGCCGATATTTTCCGCCATATACCGCTGTCATCAGCTGATAGCACAAACGTAGCCCGTAATATCGGCATCGATAAATCTTGGCAGAAATCAGCCTATGCGCCAGCCAGCAAAGAAACCCGCGCTGCAGTTCTTGTAGAACGTATCGAGTCTTTTAACTCTGCTAGCACGCTCAGCTACAACGCCGATCGCGACCGCTTTATGCCGCAATTGGCCTTTGAGATCTAGGAGCAATTAAATGACTGATATCACCGAAATGACTAGCGTACAAAAAAACGCAAATATACACCGTTTATCTAGGCTCATTGCCTACGCATCTAACGATGAATTGCGCCAATTGGCTGTTGAAGTTGAGCAATACACTGATCAAGTCATTGAGGCTCTGGAGAAGGCGCAGCAGCGTATCGAGGAACTCGAGTCTGATCTATCTGAATGGACAGACTGCAAACACGATGGTGCTACCTACTACGACATGAGCGGCCAAGAGCGCTGCGGGAAATGCGGGGCGGATGTATGACCACCAAATTAACCAGAGAGCGCCTGCAGGAAATCGCTGAAGATGGATTCCTGAAGCATGGTGAAAGCAAAGAGTTGGCCCGCATGGCGCTGGCCGCAATGGACAGCGAGCCGGTGGCGTGGACAGATGAACAGGAGTTGAGAGACGTTGATCGTGGTGGTTGCGGGTACCTTTTCACTGTTAACCCTGTTACTCCGCATGCAGACGAGCGCCGAATTATTCTGCTCTATCGCCATGCGCAGCCAGTGCCGGAACGCGACCAGGTACGCCAAGAACACGCTGAGTGGTCACAGGCAACATTCGGTAATGTCGGCCCGGTTGGCCCGCTGAAGCACCTGGCAAAAGAGGCTATGGAGGCCGCAGTGGAACCTGATGACCTGTCGGAGTGAGCTGATATGCAGTTCCTGCTGTGGGATGCGCAGCGTCGCGCAGGTATCACTGATGAGCAGATTACGCAGGCAATGATTGAAAAGTTGGCGGTGAACAAAAAACGCGAATGGCCGGAGCCAAAAGATGGGGAGCCAAGGCTGCACATCAAAGAACAACCTCGTAAAAAAGTAGACCGCTGTGATGTTTGTACTGAAGGGGCTCGCGGTGGGTGTGGAACGTGTATTTTTAACGGTAATTTTGAATGAGGTGCTTATGACTTCTACAGATTTTATGGAAGAGAAAGAAGTATTCGAATTACTTGGCAAGAAAAAAACAGCCATCTGGAGACTACGTAAAGAATATAATTTCCCTCAACCAGTTTTAACGTACCCTACAAGATATAGTCGAAAAGCAGTTATTGAATGGCTAGAGCAAGGTGGTATTAACAGAAAAAGCGCATAGCAAGAACATGGAATTAAACAGTAATACGAAGCCGTGTAACATTGAGGCATACGATAAAAACTAAACATAATTGGTAGGCGATTTTAACATTAATTTCGATCACCTACCTTTTATATCATTTACTCATTTCCAAAATGTTTTACACTCCCAAACTTTTCATGTAATTCCCTTAGGGGACTCAGGCTCTTTGACATAATGTAAACAAACTTGTCATCGACACCTTCCACACTGATTCCAGGTATAGAAGTTACATTCGCAAAAACTTCTTCGTCACTTCCGCCGAACATAGCCTTAGGGCGTTTTTCCCTCAGCCAATTTGTTGGTTCATTCCAATAATTATCTCGGTTTTTAAAATTCTTTGCCAAGAGGTACTTTATTTCTTGTAACTCAGATCTAAATAGGTCTGCTTCAGTCATTTCAGGAATGTTAGGCCGAATCGCGGTAAATGAACCAAAGCTATTTAGTATAGGACTTTCGTCAGGATTAGATTGGTGGTGCTCAATAGTTTTTTCAATCTTCTGTTTTAATATGTTTTTAAATTTATCAATCTCAGCATATCTCATATCTTTAGGATATTCGAGATGTTCTATAGTGCCAGAGTCGAAGCAGTATTGCGTGGCATTGTCTTTAATTATAATTACTGGCTTATCAAAAGCAATCCGCATTCCCAACTCAAACATTACATTCGGATTCCTGGAACTTACATCACATATTATTATATCATCATTGTAAATGTTATTTACAATTCTTTTATGAATCGTTGAAACATCAAGACCGGTACTAACAATTCGACTTTCTTTAAATCCAATTTCAGAGGTAACTTCATCCAACATTGATTTTATATCTTCCCAATGTCCTGAGCGATAATCAGGCGTATCGGAAATAGGCATGACATACCCACAAACCATTTCTTCAAACTTCATATGTGTTACCTTTTTATTTTTTGACATAAACAACCTTATAAATCACTTATCCAGTAGTATGAAGGAAGAACCACCACATTATCCTTGAAACAGATCATTACCAGTATTGTTAAATAATAGACCTCAATCTATTTTATTAACATGCCAAAAAATTTTGTCTGCGTATAGCTCATATGCTTCTTTCTGTTCCACTAGCCAATCGTGCTTGTTATACACAGCCATAACCCCTCCTAACTCATGCCCCAGCATCTTTTCAGTGACGTGAGGCATGATCCCTTCCCCTGACAAATTCGTCACCAATGAGCGCCTGAAGTCATGGGTTCGCCACTCAGGTAGATCAATTTTATCCCTTAATTTTTTCATATACAGATTCGCTGACGAGCGGTCGATGGGCTTGTCCAGTTCCTGGCCGGGGAAAAGAACACTATTACCAATGTTTAGAAGCCTATCAACGTAAGGCTTTACCTGGTCGAAAATAGGTCTACGAATCACGTTTCCCATCTTAGAATGCTCTGCTGGAGTCGTCCAGATAAGATCATCCATGTTGAACTCGCTGGCGGTTGCCAAGCGAAGCTCTGATAGCCTAGCTCCCCAAAGCAAAAGCAGCTGATGAAGTACCTTGTTGGAGGTAACGATCTTGTTGTTCTCCAGCGCCAGCCAGATTTTAGCCAACTCGGTATACGTGAGAACACGGCTACCCACATCAGGTTTTTTCCCAATGGTCTTAACGCTAAGCTTCAGGACTTCGCACGATGGGATCAACTGGCGACTGATACACCAGTTCATGACGGAACGTAGCTGCAGAAGAAGCACCCTGGCCTTTTTGCTGTTCTTCTTTTCCTGCTTATCAAAGAAACGCACCCATGCCGAAACAGGAATGTTTACTACCGGAGCGTCCGGGAATTCTGTGTACATCGTGTTGTACACAACTGACTTGTACAGCGTCTGAGTGTTCGGTTTCAGCGTTTCAACATACTTACTCCACCACTGATCCAGGCACTCTTTTAGAGTCAGCTCGCCATCTTCTTTGGCAAAATAATTTTTAGGGTTTAGCCCCTTGAGGTACAATTCGCGCATCTCACCGACGACTACGCGCGCCTCCTTGAGAGACATAGCGGGATAGCGGCCAATGGAGAGGCGAACGGGCTTACCGTTCCAGCGATAACGAAACTGGAATGTGATCGTGCCTGTGGGAGTTATGCGTACACTCAGCCCGTCACCATCTGTGACCTCAGCTGCGCCGCTGTATGGCTTAGCATTGATGCTTCGGAGTTTGGTATCACTAAGGGCCAC